ATGTTGGTTTATTCTTTGATGCAGGTGTTGATAGAATATTTCCTGAAAGCCCTAGTGGTGGTGCAGCTAGAGATAATGCTATAGATTTGGGTACTTCAGGAGCAAGATTCAAAGACCTCCACCTATCAGGAACAGCCAATGTTGCTAATGTAACTAGCACAAGTCAAATAAAAGTTACTGGCTCAAATGCAAGCACAGTTGCTTATAGTGTAGGTGATACAAATACAGGATTATTTAATACTGGCTCAAATTCTATTGGTGTAAGTACCAATGGCTCAGAACGCATGAGGATTACTAGTGCTGGAAATGTTGGAATTGGTACGAGTAGTCCACTGACAACTTTTCAAGTTAAAGTAGACACCAATAAAAACTTAATGGTGCAAAATGCCTTATCAAGCACAGCACTAAAGTTTTTAAATGATGGCGGAACATCATACACAGCAGGAACTATTAATGCTAGTACATTAGCCATTAATGCAGATAGTGGTGGAAATGTTGGAATTGGAACTGCGAGTCCTTCTTCATATTCAAAGTTAAATGTAGCAGGTTTAGTCAAAATTAATAGTTCAAGAGATACTTACGTTGATGCTTCAGAAGATGCAGGTGCAGCAGGAAAAATATTTGTCTCAGCAGCAGGTTCAGGTGATTTTGGTCAAGAAGCTGGTCATTTAGTGATGCAAGCAAGAACGCATACTTCTGTTTATAGAGACATAATATTCGCAGGTGGAATTAATAACGCTAGTCCTTTAATGAGTATTATGGGAGAAGGACACGTTTTAATAAACACTAGAACCCTACAAGGTGTTGGTGGTCTTAGTTTTCAGGTTGGTGGTAATCATGTAGCTATAGAAAATAACACCACCAGCAGTGCAGGTAATGGAACTGAGTATCAAGTATTTAGAAGAAACTCAAGTCAAATAGGTAGTATTACTATGAATGGCACAACTGGTGTTCAATACAACACATCTTCAGACTACAGATTAAAAGAAAATGTGGTTACTGAATGGGATGCTACAACTAGGTTAAAACAATTAAAACCAGCAAGGTTTAATTTTATAACTGAACCCGATAGAACAGTAGATGGTTTCTTAGCACACGAAGTTCAAGACATAGTTCCAGAAGCCATCAGTGGTGTAAAGGATGAAATGCAGGAAGAAGAATACGAAGTAACTCCTGCTGTTTTAGACGAAGATGGAAATGTAGTAACTGAAGCAGTTATGGGTACTAGGGAAGTTCCTAAGTATCAAGGCATAGACCAAGCAAAACTTGTTCCACTACTTGTAAAAACTATACAAGAGTTAGAAGCTCGAATCACAACTTTAGAAAACCAATAAACCAAGAGGAAAATAAAAAATGGCAATATCATATGAATGGAATGTAAACACAGTAGACGTATACCCTACTGACGAAGATCACACTGACGTTATTTATAACGTGCATTGGCGTATAAACGCTACTGATACTGAAGTAGATGCAGAGGGCAATCCCTACACAGCATCTGTTTATGGTACTCAGAGCCTAGACACGTCAGACCTATCAGGCTTTATAGACTTTGACAGCGTAACTTCAGCAGAGGTGCAAGGCTGGGTAGAAAGTGCGATGGGTACAGAAGAGGTGCAATCTTTAAAAGATAACCTTGATGCAAACATTGCAGGGCAAATTAATCCAACAAGTGAAACTAAAACTTTAGTATCTTAATTTTATTTATTTTAATATTAAGATAGAATATAACTTTATTAACTAGCTTTTATAGGGAGCAAACTATGACTGAAGAGAAAAAAGAAATGAGTAACGAAGAACCAATCATCCTTACATTTGATGACGTGCCTTACAGGGCATCTGATTTGAGTGAGGAGCAATTGCCTATTGCAGTTGAGTTAAATGAAATCGTTCCACAATTACAAAGGTTGGAAAGAGAACATTTAAAGCTCAATCGTTTTAAAAATTATTTGGTTCAAGACTTTAAACGTAGCTTAGAAGTGGAAACACCAGAAGCTGAACAACCAGAGGAATCTGAATAATGAGAAATATTACATTTATTTTAATTGGCTTATTTGCAACTTCATGTGCAACTGTTAATTCAGTGATTGAAGGTGGTAAAGATATTGCCATGACCACAGTTGATACAACTGTTAAAACTGCTGGCTCTATCTCAGGAGCAGCGTTAAAAGATGTTAGTGGCGTTGTTAATACTGTGGCTGAAACTTACGAAGGCGTAATTGATACAGTTGTTGAAAACATTGACGAGCAAACTGACGAACTTCAAAACAAACCAGAGGAATCTAAATAATGGACTTGCTTACAATTATTAATTCAATCGCAATCGTTTTTCTTATGTGGCAACACAAAGAAGATATTAAAAATATTTTTAAGTTCTAATGCCTGCTCGTAAGACTGTTACAGATGTTTCTGCTGACTTAAGAGTGCATGAAAAAATGTGCGAGGAGCGTTGGAAAACAATCTATAAAAAAACAGATGATCTTCAGGCTTCAATGAACAGCATGAAGGTCTGGCTTCTAGGTGGTCTTACAACAATAGCTGCATCACTTTTCACGATTATCGTGAGAGGTCTGCTTTAAAAACAATCTATGATTGAAAAACTCATTAAGCCTGTTGGCGACATTCTGGATAAGTTTGTTGCTGATAAGGATTTAAAACTTAAACTATCTCACGAACTAGAAAAAGAAATAGTTTCTCTTAACAGAGCTCAGATAGAACTGAATGCAGTAGAAGCATCGCATGAAAATGTTTTTGTTGCTGGGTGGAGACCTTTTATTGGTTGGGCTTGTGGCGTAGCACTGGTCTATCACTTTTTAATTGAACCAATCATTCAATACATTCTTATTATTAATGGTTCTAATTTTGCAACTCCAGAGTTTGATTTTAGTCAGCTCTCAACAATCGTTATGGCGATGCTTGGCATGAGTGGTTTAAGAACTTTTGAAAAAGTAAAAAAATAATGTACGCTGATATGCCAAGAGAAGATAAACATTTTGATAGAGAGCTTATTAGAAAAAGGCTGATAGATTTTGAGGGCTTAGTCCTCAAGTCCTACGTTTGCCCTACAGGATATACTAGCGTGGGCGTGGGTAGGAACTTAGAAACCAATGGCATCACTGAAGAAGAAGCCATGTATCTGCTCAACAATGACATCAGTACAGTCATTAAGAAACTAGACAAGCACTGGATAGCTTGGCGTAAGTTTCCTGTTGCAGCTCAGTATGTCTGCATAGACGTGGTGTTCAACATGGGGATTAATACTTGGATGAGCTTTAGAAAAACCAGAGCCTACATGGAGCTGGGAGATTGGGAGAAGGCTGGCGATGAGTTACTCAACAGCAAATATGCAGAACAAGTAGGCAGACGTGCCATATATAACTCGGAGCAATTAAAAAGCTGTAAGGAATAAGCTATGGCTAATCCTAAATCTGTTGGGGATTTTGGCGAATATCTAGCAGCAGCTTACTTGTCTCTGGTCAATGAGATAACCACAGTTCTAATCGTACCTCATGGGGCTTCAGCAGATATTATCTTTGAATACAAACTCCACCTGTATCGTTGCCAAGTTAAAACTGCAACTAAGATAGAAAAAGCCAGACAGGGCTGGCGTTTTGATCTTAGGCGTGGGCTTCATGCTAAAAACAGAACTTATAAACGTAACAGCATTGATCTATTCGCTCTGGTATCTCTGGGGCATAAGAACGTGGTATTCATGCTGCCACAAATCAAAAACCAAATCACCATCTCTGATGAGCATATGAAAAACAACGATGCTCTGAAAAACCTGCAAAATATTATCTCTGAAATTAATTAAAATAATTGTTTACATATATATCTAAATATTTGTATAATAGGTTATTCATTATTAAATAGGAGATAAAATGGAAAAACAAACTTTTAAAAAAACAGGGTCTAAAGATAATTGTGATTTAGAGTGGCATTTGGAAGGTTACAAAATTCAAGACTTAGGAATTATGTACTCAATTTATTTTGGTGATAATTTTGTGGTTTACAGCGATAAAGCAAGCAAAGCAAAACAATATGTCTTAGAACAATTAAGGACTAACAACCATGATGCAATGCAGAGAATAAAACTTCATGGGGGCTTGTAATAACTTAACCCACCCCACCAGTAACAAGCTCCTTCATTGGGGCTTTTACTGGTAGAACTAACTCATTTTTTATAGGAGATAAAATGGAAAAGAAACTAAAAATTAATATTTACGAAGCAGAACTTCTGGCTAGTGCATTGAGAGATGCTATAGAAGCAGACACTAAAAAAGCTTGGTTTGAAACCAAAGAAAAGCAAATTGCACAAATGCATATATTGTTAAAGTCTATACAGAATTTACATTCAACAACGAGGGTAGCGTAATGAGCAAGAAACTAATTACTAAAGTAGGGGGCGTTAAGATTGTGGCTGACAACCATGAAGAGTTTATCGCTAAAATTAAGCTGGCATTAAAGTGCCAGCAGAACCATCGAATCTTCAAGCAAGAAGAATTCAGATTAACCAGAGGAGAGAACTATGGTAGGTAAGCTAACAAAAGACGATGAGCTATCAGCATCAACTGTAGCTAATGCAATGGGCAAGGGCAAATACAAATCTAAGCAACGCCAGTTGCAAGAACATATCAAAGCCAAGCATGGCGAGAACATTAGATTTGACCAGAATACAGCTATGGAGCTAGGAGACTTTTTTGAAGATGGCATCATAAGATTTGCAACTGAGAAGATGGGTCTCAAAGATGTAGAGACTGAGTTTCCAGAAGCTTTCACTCATCCATTCTTTCCCATTCAATGTTCTTTAGATGGAACTGCAATGGCAAATGATTTAACTGTTGAAGAGAATCCACAACTAGGCATTTATATTCCAGACCATGAGCACATTACTATTAATGGTAAGGGCATCATCGAGTGCAAACTAACTAAAGATTATCCTAAAGACTATCCTGAAGATTGGCGTGGTTGGATTCAGCTTAAGACACAAGTTGAAATCACTGGCTGCTCTTGGGGTATGCTAGTGATCTTTAGTCATACTGCTAATGAGATCAATTACTTTTTCTATCAACGTGATCCAGCCTTTAGTGAGGAGCTAAGAATACTGGCTGATGACTGGCAGAAAAGGGTCAAGACAGAAACTTACTTTGATCCTGAAACCTCTGATGATGCTTATGTTATGTTTGAAGATATTCCAGTGGCAGAAGATGTCTTGGAGATAGATGATTCTTTATCTGGAATGATTGCAAGGCATGAAAACATTGATGCTGAGATTAAAGAGTTAAAGGAAGAACAGGACTGCATACAAACTGCATTGATGGAAAAGATAGCCAATCACGAAAAAGCTGTTTGTGGCTCATATGAGCTCAACTGGGGCTACATAAATTACAAGGCTACTCCTGAGAAGGTAGTGCCTGCAAAAGAAGCCAGAAGCGTTAGACGTAAGCAGGTGAGGATTAAGGATCGAGGGGCAGCAGACTTGAAGGGAGCGTTATAAGGAGAGTTTTGCCACTGCCCAAAAATATTATAGAATAAACATGGAGAGTTTAGATATGAAAACAGCAATAAAAAATAAAAGAAATAAGTTGACAGAACGTACAACTACCCAAGCTATTTGGGTGGACTCAGAGATACATCAGTTGCTCAAAGAGCATCAGGTAATGTCTAGGAGCTCAAGAAGTCTAGGTGAGTTAGCAGCCCACTACATCAAGCTAGGTATTTGTGATGCTAGGAGTCAAAAGAAATGACTCAGTATGATCAGGTAGTCAGGTTGCAGGCATTAAAGAATGATGTCTATGAGTGGGCTAAAAGAGTTAAGTCTCACTATATGCAAACTAGATATGGTGATGGCTTTTATGAGATTACCTATAACGATGATTCCAGAGAAGTCATGTACAACGATGGAACAGTTAAAACCACAGATTCACCCCATGACTTTGAACAGCTTGTTAGATTGTACGAGCAAGATCATGGTGAGCAGTGGTAAATTCCAGAAACAAAGGTGCAGCTTTTGAACGAACTATCGTTAAGCTGATAAATAACTTTTGTGAGAAACGTGGATTAGATGAAACTGTTAAAAGGAATCTTGATCAATACCAGAGTAAAGGCATGGCTGATATCTATTGGCGTAATTTTGCAATTGAGTGCAAGTGTTATGCAGGAAAAGGATCAACCTTTGCCCAAGAGAAATGGTGGGCTCAGGCTTGCGAAAGTGCTGGAGACAAATTAATTCCAGTGTTGATTTATAAATACAATCGCAACAAGGCTAGGTATGTATTGCCAGCAGCTTTGTTAATGAATGAAGTGCCACTAAACAATCAAAGCGTAATAGTTGGCTATGTTGATGACTTGTGTAATGACATTGATGTAATATTAAATCATGCACATAATATTTGATGACGATTTTGAAGAGTTTTGCTTTCGCAAATATCAGAACTATCTGTTAGGAGCTGAAGCATTAGGGATCACCGATGTCGGTGATTTTTGGAGCTACAAGACTAGGAACATTGAAAGTCTTGAAGCAGAATATAACGAAGGTGCAGACAAAGTTTTGCACTAATTTAAAAGGAGCGTGCTATGGATTTTTTTGAAGAAAATTCTGGTGAAGGAAGTGGGTCAAATTCTTATCTTAAGTTTTTGGCAAAAGAAAAGGCGTGGTATATAGGAGAAAATGTCTATGACATGGAATACATCCTACTAGACCCTGATACTATCCAGACTGGTCTGGGCAGGTATTCAGGTGGCTATGAGTTTGAATTCTCTGATATTCCATTTAGTAAAGTCGAAAACAAAGAAGGCTGGAAAAAGGCTTTTAGCGTTTGGGCTTTCACAAGCGATAAGCAAGTCGTGCAATGGGAACGTGCAGCATGGGGTGAGCTACAAGGCTTTAAGTCCATGTGCGAGAAGTTCTGGATGCAAAAGGCAGCTAATGAAGGGCAATTGCCTTGCTTTAGATACTTAGGCTCAAGAGGTGTTAAATTCGATTCTGGTTTTTCCAGCGAAGTACCTGAGTTTGAGTTTGTTGCTTGGAAACCAAGACCAGTAGAATTTGCAATTCCTGCTTGGGCTAATGATGAGGATGTACCAGCACCAGTTGCTGATAGTCCTGTTGAGAAAACAGTGGTAACTGACGATGACATTCCATTTTAATGACCAACGAGGATTGGGCATCAATAGCTAAACCTATTGGCTTAGAATTACTTGGCGAACCAAAAGCTGAAACATCGGCTGAGGTTCGCTGGGGAACTCATGGCTCTTGGGTTTTAAATAAAGAGAAGGGACAATTTTATTCCTTTGAACTTGATCAAGGTGGTGGTACGATGTGGCTACTCAAACACTTTGATCAAAGTATTAACGAAACACTTAAACGATTTGGTTTTGGCGATGAGGGAGCAGTGTCTAACGACATTCATTTTATCTCCCCAAAAAAAGAAGCACCTTCATCGCCATCTTTAACCAGAGATCAATTTGTAGAACTCTGGTTACAGGCAAGCATTAAGATTAAATACTCTGATGATTTTGCAGTGCTGAGATTTCCAGAGGGGCATCCAAGAAGCAAAATCAAATATGCACCTTTTACCAAGATAGATGAAAAATGGCACATGAAACGCCCAGAGGGGCTGTTGCCTTTATATTTGTCTGCTGAGAAGGATAGGGACAAGAATAAACCTATCTTGATAGTCGAGGGCGAGAAAGCAGCCATAGCAGCCGAGCAGATATATGCTGGGCAGGTTGCTTGTCATCATGGGGGCTGTAAGGGCTGGGATAAAACAGACTGGTCAAGTATTTTTGGCAAAGAGGTGTACATATACCCAGATAATGACGAAGCTGGGCGTGTGTTTATGCAAGAGCTAAGGCTTTATTTAAGAGAAAAGCAGTGCTCTGTTTATAATTGTGATCCACACAAGATTCTTCCAGATACAGGTGATTTACATGAAGCTATAGAGTTGGGAATTTTTAAAGGAAAATACAAAGAGCAAAATCAAAAAGGTGAAAGCTATTTTGTTTATCCAGACTCAGATAAGTTAGAGGATTACATTACAGGTCATGCACCTAGAGGGCAATTAACTGTAAAACAAGCCAGTAGGTTAATCACAGAGGTTGATGAGCCTGACTGGTTGATAGAGGGCGTTGTAGAGAGACAATCTTTAGTTAGCGTTTTTGGTGCTCCTAAGTCAGGAAAATCATTTGTTGCAATAGACTTAGCAGCTTCTGTATCTTCAGGAAAAAACTTTTTTGACTTTGCAGTTAAACAAAAATCAAGCGTTTTGTATGTTGCAGGTGAGGGCGTTAGAGGAATTAGGAAAAGATGTGCAGTTTTAAATAAAACAAAATCTTTGGCTGATGC